TAATAAAAGTATTAATAATAGAGAAAGCCTATTAAATAAGGATTCTTAAATTTTATTTTTTAAATTTTGTTTTTTATCGGTTGCACGGTTGCATTTGATTTTTTAAACAATTTTAGGAGTTAAAAATGAAAGTTGACGTACAATGTCCGTTTTGTGGAGAGTGCTATATCAGAAAGGTACAGCCTGATAAAATCTCCATTAGATGTTATGTCTGTAAGAAAGCATTATTTCTAAAGTATGCGACAGACACGAGAGACGGTGTGAATGATAAAGGTATTGGACGGTTAGCTTATGAACCGTTCGTCCACAATGAGGAAGTTGTGGAGTTGAGAGAGGTGTTTGAATGAATAGATTAAAAGAGTTACGTAAAGAAAAAAGGTTGACTCAAAAAGAGTTAGCCCAAGAGATTGGAGTTTCAAAAGTTACAATCACCAGGTGGGAGAATGAAGAAAAAAAAATCAAAATAGATAAAGCCCAACAACTAGCTGATTTCTTCGGAGTCAGTCTTGGGTATCTTTTAGGATTTACTGAAATTGATGGCAAAAAAATTACTGATGATTTTTTAGAAAAATTGTATTTAGCCTTAAAAGAAGAACTCTCTAAATATGAAGATGAAAACTATTCAATCTCTGAACAATTAAAATCAGTGATTTCACGATTGAGATTTAAAAACCTTAGTGATGTTGAACGTGTAGAAATCAGAAAGCTAAGTTTAGAGTTACTGGAGGAAACACTTTAATGAGAATCAAACAACAAATGATTGAATCGCTAGAACACTCGATCGAGCAAGCTGAAGCTAAAATCGAAGAATTAAGTAAGCCTAGTCAGAAATCATCGGTACAGATGAGGTCAGCGGAGCGTGATTTTTGGCGAAAGAAAATTAAAAGCTATCGGAAAGAATTGAAGGAGTTGGAAGGATGAATAAAAAAGAGTTGCGTAAAGCAATTATTGAGTTACCAGTAGATTGCAGTGGTCTTAGACCTAAGATTGATCAATTAACAACGTTGGAATTGATAAAGTTATTAGACGAACCCGAAAAAGTGAAAGTTCCGCAGTTTGTGGCGGAACATATCGAATGGACAAAAGAAGAAAATTTTCATTTGCTCGGTGCAATGGACACAATCATGACTAGTAGAAGAAAAAATCTTTACGAATGGTTTTATGATGATGACAACATTGAACTCTTTGCTCAAGCTTGGATTTTTGGCTACGAGGTTGAGGAAGGACCGAAGTATACGGTTAAATTTAAAGCTACTAATCAATACCTTTGTGATGACGATGGCATCGGCCTTCATATCAGTCCAAGTTTTAGAAGTAATTTTAGAAAATCTGACCTCGAAAAGTTAAGTCTTACTGAAGTGTTTGACAGTCCACTGTTTGAAGTTGAGGAGGTGTAAAGAATGAATAAACAGGAATTGATAGATTATTGCAAAACTTTGAAAGAAGATAAAAATAGATTTATAAATTGCATTGATGTAGACAGAATTATCAAAAAAATCGAACAACTAGACGAATCACAGAAAGTAAAAATTCCGCAGTTTGTGGCGGAGTGGTATGAAGAGAATAAGGATGTTTTTGAAGAGAATTTGTATCGATGTGCCTATAACATTCCATCGGTTTTTGATAGCGATAAACTTAATGAGTTTGAAAGGTGGTTTCTAACCGCTGGCAAAAAACCATTTCAAACCCTCGTCAATATACACCAATTCGGCTATGAGGTCGAGAAAGAAAAAGAAAAGCGGTATGAAGTGATATTGTGCAATGGACAGTCGTTGAAAACTGTATATAGACAGGGTAATGATCGTCTTGATTTTGAAAAGGTGTATGACGAGATTGAAAGATTTACTAGAAAACAATTAGAAGAAGCGGGATTTGGTTGGGTGTTTGATTGCCCAGGGATTAAGATTAAGGAGGTAATAGAATGACACGACCAAACAGATACCCGTACACACGAAGTCAGTGGGGTGAAGAGATTACAATAGCTCATATGAGCGATAACAGGACTTTTAAATTAAGAGTGGAGCGAAATGAAGTTACGGGAGAAACTAGGTAATGAAACACACACTAATTCGCATCCTTTTAGCTTGGTCGCTTGTCGCTACTTGCTTATTATTCATGCAACAAAAACCCTTGCTAGTGTATCATGCTGATAGTAAGTATCAGATAACCGGTAAGGTGGAAGCTAAGAAGAAAATCGGAAAGCTGTTCACTATCACGATTGACGGTAACGTGTTTGTGGTGAGTGAAGACAAATATAGAAATATTGAAATAGGAGATGATATTGAATTATGAACACACTAGAAAATGTAAAACAATGGTTTATTGACCGTGATCTTGAAAATGGTGGACGATTAGACAAGCAGTCACTCAAGCTGAGTGAAGAATTCGGTGAGCTATGCGCTGGATATCTCAAGAAGAATGAGAAAGTTACCAAGGACAGAATCGGTGATTGTGCAGTCGTGATTGTCGGTTTAGCACTATTAATCAAAGAAGATGTGAATCAGATTTTTGAAGAGTCTGGTACTTTACGGAAGAAAGAAATTACAGAAACATTAATCTCAATCAATGCAAACATCAGCGAGTTTCAACTATCGCAAGGATTTGCTAGTAAGGTAATGTGCAGACACAATCTAGTGCGCTGCATTGGTTATCTGAAGAATCTTGGATATGATTTTGACGAATGTTTTGAACTGGCATATCAAGAAATTAAAGACCGTAAAGGTCGCTGGATTGACGGTTCATTCGTGAAAGAGGAGGATTTGCCGAATGGATAGAAATGTGATTCATCCCAGTCATTATATATCTGATAGTGGACTAGAACCAATCGATGTGATAGAAGCATTCAAACCTTGTCCTGAATATAAAGCGGGCTTCTTTTGGGGTAATGTCGTAAAGTACGTTTTGCGCTTTCATAAAAAGAATGGTGTCGAAGATTTGAAAAAGGCAGAATTTTATTTGAAACGGCTTATTGAGGAATTGGAACATGGATAGACTTGAATATGAATACGCACTTTATCAAGGTGATATCTTTATCACTTGTGGCACGTTAAAAGAAATCAGCGCAGAGACTTGGATTGCTATTGTTACACTAAACTCTTATGCTTCACCATCGTATAAACAGAAAAATCCAAATGGTAAACAACTAATAAAAGTGGATTTTGAAAAATTAAGTGACCAACAATGCGAGCGATTCGCTTTTATGTTGAAGCAAAAAAGAATAGATAATAAACTTTCAAGAAGTGAACTAGCCAAAAAGTTAGGTTACTCTTACGCAGAAATAATGAAATGGGAAAAGAAAACTAAAAAACCTAATCTTTATATAGCTGAAGATGTAGCGACATTTTTTAAAATCCCTCTGAATGTTTTGATTGGAGAGAAATAAAAATACTGCACATAAGATAAAAAAATCAAAGTCATCAAGGAGGGGGAATTTGAGAACATTAAACAGTCGTGAGCTATACTACCTGGATAGAGAACTTTCAAAATTTAAAGAAGTTGATCGTGACATCTGGGTTAGAACTGCTGAGATAATGGCTAAGAATGGCGAAGAACTAGTAGGTAGTCGAGGAAATCAAATCAGCAAACCTACTGAAAATACAGTTATAAAACTATGTAGTGATGTACCTCTAAAAAATCTTGAACTATTCAAAGAAACAGTAGAAACATTTCTCAAAGAGTTGACATCTGAACAACAAGAAATCTTTGAAATGAGATGGGGACAATCAGAACTTGAATGGGAAGAAATTGCTGGTAAATTATTTGTGAGTGATGCAACCATTTATCGAAAAAGAAAAACAATTTTAAAAACATATGCAAAAATCAAAGGTATTGCATAAAGTGAGAATAAAAACTATTGTATTCTCACTTTAAACGATATATCATGATAGCATGAACTTCTGAACAAAAACACACTCACACTTTGGGAAATATCCTTAACTTTAGTCAAAAAAGTTGTCCAACAGAAGTATCGTCAAGAGTCAGCAAACGCTGGCTTTTTGTTTTACAGAAAGGAGGTAAAACATGGAATATGTATCACCAATAAAAGACAGTGATGATATCCAGGCCATGAAAGACTATTTGAAAGAATGGAATGAGATGTACTACATGCTATTCATCACAGGTCTGAATACTGGATTGCGAGTTGGAGATATACTTACCCTGAAAGTGAAAGATGTCCAAGGTTGGCATATTAAACTGAGGGAACGTAAGACTGGTAAGCAGATAACTAGACGAATGACCAAAGAACTCAAAAAAGAAATGAGGAGATATGTTGAAGGCAAACCATTCCACCATTTCTTATTCAAGAGCAGGCAAGGTCAAAATAAAGCGATCACTCGTGAGAGAGCCTATCAAATTATTCATGAAGCAGCCGAAGAGCTAGGAATTGATAACGTAGGAACTCACACGATGCGCAAGACTTTTGGGTATAAATACTACAACAAGACAAAGGATGTAGGAACATTACAAAAAATGTTCAATCACTCATCACCAGCAATAACGCTTAGATACATAGGAATTGAACAAGCAGAGCTTGATGATGCGCTACGGAACTTTGTCATTTAATTTTTTTAATTATTACTTTCACATAATGAGTTAAGCATAAACTGAAAAAATGAAACGCTTTAAAACCTATGATTCGTAAGGGTTTGAGATTTAGAGTGAGTTTAACAAAATATAAGATATGTGAAAGTGAGGGGTAAA